ATTGGAACAACAACCGATACAGGTTCTAATCTACTACTCAATATTGAAGTTGGTGCATCAAGAACGTCTGTTGGTATTGGTTCAACATTATTTGAGATCAATAAATTTAGTATCGCTAGACCTGGACATTCTTTCAAGGTGGGTGATAAGTTCAAACCTGTAGGATTAATTACTGCTTCACATTTATCTGCACCTATTCAGGAGTTTGAGTTAGAAGTTCTTGAGATATTCAGGGATAAGTTCTCCGCTTGGCAGTTTGGTGAGATAGATTTTATTGATAGTATTTCTAATTTGCAAGATGGTAGTAAAACAAGATTCCCATTATTCTTTAATGGTCAAATACTAAGTTTTGAGAAAGATTTAGCAAATGCAACATCACAATTAATTGATTTAGATGCTGTTCTTCTTATCTTTATCAATGGTGTTTTACAGAAACCAAAAGAATCATATCAATTTGAGGGTGGATCAACATTTACATTTACTGAAGCACCTGATTCTGGTGATAAGGTTGATATCTTCTTCTATAAAGGACAGGATGGTGTTGATGTTATTATTGGAGATGTACAAGAAAGTGTAAAAGTTGGTGATGAGTTTAGAGTTCTTAAGAGTGAAAAACTTGTTGATATAACAACATCACAGGAGAGTGACAGGATTGTTAAAGAAATATTAGGTTCTAAATTAGTTGAAACTGACATTTATACTGGATTAGGTGTTGATGAAACTAATAATAAACCTGTAAGATGGGAAAAACAAAAAGTTGATATTGTTCTAAATGGAGAAATTGTAAATAAAACTCGTTCATCTATCGAACCTCAAATTTATCCAACTGCCAAGATTATTGGTGATTTATCAGTAACAAGTGGAAAGGGAACTGGTGCTAATGATGGAATATTTGTTGATGATGCAACTTCATTCCTCTATGAAAAAGAAAGATATAGTCAAAGTGGTGATGGTAAAGTTGATGCACTAATTTCATCTGGTAGCATCGGTGTTGGTGCTGCTTTCACTGCCACAGTATCATCTTCTGGAACTATCACAGGATTAACAACATCAAATTCTGGTTCAGGATACTCTGGTAGTATAATTGTTAAGATTGCTCCTCCAGTTGGTGTTGGTACAACTGCTACAGCTACTGCAACACTTAGTGGTGGTGTTGTTACATCTACTACAATAACAAACGCAGGAACTGGTTATACATTTACAAATCCACCTCAAGTCATTGCTTCTTTACCTCCATTCCAAACTGAAAAAATTAATACGATTGAAAATGTAGAGGGTTATACAGGTATTATTACAGGTATACAGAAAACTACAAGAACAGGTGGAAAACCTGCACTTAAATTCTTCTTTAATGCAAAGACACAAAATGCAAGTGGAGTATTATCTAATGTAGATGCAAACAAATTAAAAGAAGGTTATCCTATATTAGTAACGGGAACTAAAGTAGGAAGTGGAGTTACATCTATAAACGGTGTAAATGCATCAGTCGTTGGAATAGGAACTACTTTTGTGGATAATATTTACATAGTAAAAACTATTTCTACTAATGGTTCATTGGGTGAAATTGTTTGTGATGTACATACAAATAGTAATTCGTCAATAACAGGTATTAACACTGTTGGTTTCCACTCTACAGGTCAGTCAGGTATGACAACATCTCTAGGTTCAATAAACTGGGGTAGATTATATGGTCTTAATCTAAATCGTTCAGCAAATCCAATATCAATTGGAGTGACTGGTCTCACAATTGATGCTGGACTATCAACCTTCCCAACTATTCAACGTAAAAATTACGTAAACACATCGGTGAGAGGTTTGAGATCAACTGGGTCGATAAGAGTATTTGGACTTTGATTATGGAACCCCTTATAAATAAAAAGAAAAGTTAAGATTCGATGCCAGCAATAGTTACTGATCAGTTTAGAATTCTGAACGCAAATAATTTTGTAGAATCAGTCGAAAATACAAATAATTCTTACTATGTTTTTATAGGACTATCTAACCCTACAGGAGCACCAACTCTTGCTGGATATGGTAGAACATCAGATTGGAATACAAGCGATAAGACACCTGCACCTACAGATAGTTTCTCATATCGTGCTCATTCTAGTGATACAATGATGTTTGGAAAAAGGATATCATCAGCAAATATAAGAAGAATTATAAGAAGAGTAGATTGGGCTTCAGGATCAAGATATGAAATTTATAGAGATGATTATAGTGCAACAAATCAAAGTCCATTAACACTAGCGAATAGACTATATGATGCTAATTATTATGTGATAAATTCCGACTTTAAAGTTTATATTTGTATTGATAATGGTTCTTCAGGTGACAATGTTTTAGGAAATATATCTCAAGACGAACCAACTTTCACAGATTTAGAACCATCAAAGGCAGGTAATAGTGGAGATGGTTATGTTTGGAAATACTTATTTACAGTATCTCCGAGTGATATAATTAAATTTGATTCTACGGAATATATTACAGTTCCAAATAATTGGTCGACTTCAACTGACTCACAAATCAGAGCAGTAAGAGAAAATGGTAATTCCGATGTAAACTTAAATCAAATTAAGCATATTTACATTGAAAACAGTGGATCAGGTTATGCAAATGGTTTAGGTCAAGAAGTTGATATTATGGGTGATGGGACAGGAGGGAAAGCAAGAGTAGATGTTCAGAATGGTAAGATAGTTGATGTGACTGTTAGTGCTGGTGGTAAAGGATACAGTTATGCTATTGTTGATTTAGGTACACTTAATAGTAATGTTAGTGCGATTAATAGAGCAAAGTTGGTTCCGATTATTCCGCCAGGTTTAGGTCATGGTTCAGACATATATTCTGAATTAGGAACTGATAAGGTCATCATTTACGCTAGATTTGATGATTCAACAAAGGATTTTCCAATCGATACTAAATTTGCACAGGTTGGTGTTGTAAAGAATCCAACTAAAGTTGGCACAAGCATTGTTTATACTGACACAACTTATTCATCATTACAAGCGTTTAAATTTACTACAGTTACTGGAACTCCTGTAGTTGGAGAAGAGATAAGTCAAATTCTTACAGTTTCTCCCAATGTTGGTAAGGTATCATCTGGATTTGTAGCATCATACGATAAAGAAACAAAGGTATTGAAGTATTTTAGAGATCGTTCTTTACACTTTAATAGAACGACTTATGATCATACAGATTATACTGGAATTTCTACAACTGGAAGAATTTATCAATTCGAGTCAGCAAATACTGCGAATGACATTGAAGGTAAAACATCTGGTTTCTCTGGTTCAATATCAGTCAATTTTTCAGGTATCACAACAAACCCAACTGGAAATAAATTAATTAACTTGGGAACTAATTTTAATGCAGGGTTATCTGAATCTGAGATAAATAAAGGGTCAGGTGAAATAGTCTATCTAGACAATAGACCTGAAATTGTGAGAAACTCTCGCCAAAAGGAAGACATTAAAATCATACTCGAATTCTAACAATGCCACAAAAGACAAATTTAAATATCAATCCTTACTATGATGATTTTGATAAGGCGAAAAATTTTTACAAGATTTTATTTCGACCTGGTCATCCAGTTCAAGCAAGAGAACTAACTGGATTACAGTCCATTTTACAAAATCAAGTTGAATCTTTCGGTAAGCACATTTTTAAGGAAGGTTCAATGGTCATACCTGGTGGTATTGAGTATGATCCATCTTATTTTTCAGTTAAAGTAAATGCTGCACACTTAGGCATTGATGTGTCAGTTTACTTAAACGAAATTGTAGCGAATAATAATGGAAAAGGTACAAGAGTAAGAGGTCAAAATTCAGGTATTGTTGCAACTATAAAGAATTTTATATTACCTCCAGAAGAAAATGTTGATGAAATTACAATATTTATCAAGTATGTTCAATCTGGAACTGATGGTGAAAGTGTTGCCTTTCCAAATGGTGAAGTTTTAATACTTGAGGAACCATTTACATACGGAAACACAACCTTAAATGAAAATGATACTATCCTTACTCTTGTTTCAGAACAAGCATCTGCAACAGGTTCTGCCTTTGGTGTAAGTAAGGGTGTGTATTTTATGAGAGGATTATTTGTAGATGTTCCTACATCTCTTATAATACTTGACCCATATTCTAATAGACCATCATATAGAGTTGGTTTTGAAATTATTGAGGAAGTTGTTAATGCAAGTGATGATGAATCATTATATGATAATGCAAAAGGATTTACAAACTTTGCTGCACCAGGTGCTGATAGATTTAAGATTACTGCTAAATTAGCAAAAAAATCATTACAGGATTATAATGATACAAATTTTGTCGAATTGTTTAGAGTAAGAGATGGAGAGACTAAAAAATTACAGGATACGACTGTGTATTCTGAGATTAAAAAATATTTTGCAAAGAGAACTTTTGATGAATCAGGCAACTATGCAGTTGAACCTTTCCGTGTTAATACTCAAAATTCATTGAATGATGAAATTGGGTCTAAAGGATTATATACATCTAATCAATTAACAGATCAAGGTAACACACCGTCTGAAGATTTGATGTGTGTTAAATTATCACCTGGTAAAGCATATGTTAGAGGATTTGATGTCTACTTACCTGGCACAACAGTGCTTGATGTTGAAAAACCAAGAGATATTAAATCAGTAGGTGCTTCTTCCATACCATTTAGTTTAGGCAGTAATCTTAAAATTAATAATGTTTTTGGCACACCTTTCATTAATTTAGGTGGATCAAACACCAATGTTGTGGATTTATACAATCAAAGGGGAACTAATCCTAATTCAGCATCAAGTAGAGGTATAAAGATAGGTAAAGCACGAGTATATTCTTTTGGTGCCTCTGATGCTCCTTACACAGGAGGTTCTACAG